CACTTCCTTGCTGAATTCCATTGACCAGGTAAATCATGTTGTTTGAAGTGCCATCGGCGGTGTTGAACTGGAAAGTGGTCTTCACGAAGTCAACTCCTTTAATTTCGTGGGTGAATTTTGTGCCACTCATTCCGGATGTAGCCGGGAGGGTGGTCAATCGATTCTTTTGATAACCTTCTCTTCTCCCCTTTGATCGCATCTCCATGGTACTCTTCCGAGTATCTACTCTACCCCCTTGTTGAGTCTGCTTAGGACTATATCTCGCTGCCATTTTTCACTCTTTCTTTATCTTAAATCAAACTTCTTTCTTAAATAAAAAAAAATAGGCCCCCTAATATTTAAATAAAAAAAAATAAAAAATATTAGGAATCTATCCTCGCTAAACGGATTCACCATCATAAACCGTTTACAGCCAGGGAGTGTCCAGCGTCCTAATATTACTACGCTGGGTACTCCCACTCCCAACCCTTTACTTTAGCGGTCGAGCTAAAGCGGTCCGCAGGACCGGGGTCCGGGGCGGAGCCCCGGAAAAAATAAAAAAAAAATTTTGATCTGAAAATACGAATGTTTATTTAGAATATGTGTATACGCCAGGCGGGTCATCATGGGCTCCCACGAGCCACTCAAGGTCACCCTGACTAAGGGTTGTGAACTGTGAGCTACTACTAGCTTCACAGGAAGACGGGATTTCCTCCATCTCCGGAGAGTGTTCAGGAATTTCGATGATCACGGAATCAGGGGCAGGTGACATCGGGACTCCTTCCGGAGATAAGGGCCTAGCATCTTCAATGCGGATAGGCCCGGGACAAGTCACAACTTTGATTCGATCGAGTAAGGGTTCGAGCTTATGGGGTTGCCTATCGGCGACTGTGGAATAACATTCTTGAGGTGTATAATTGGAGAGGATCATAACAGGGAGGATATTTCTCTTGATGATAGGGGAAAGGCCACGGCGAGACAATGGCATGGGGTCACCAGAGAGTAGTTGGTTTAGTTCAGTAATCGGTTTATCCGCGTGAAATTCATCAAAGACCATGCAGTCGTACGTGTCCTCCGCATACCCGTCGTACCACTTTTCGTTCTTCGGGACGAAATAGAATTTGATGTCATACAGCTTTTCAAGCTGAAGTATCAGAGCTGTTTTGCCCATCCTCGGAGGAGAGACTACCCATAATTGGGTCTGTCGATGAGCCCTCGTCCTCCGTAGATTCGCATTCAGCCAGGAAGCAATCTCGACGTTCCATGGCTTCCAGAAGCCTGCGGCAGGCAGAACATGGACCGGAATTTGTCGGACCTCGGCAAACTGCAAACGTCTGTTTCGCAGATCCAACCAGTTTCTGAAGAGCTCTACTTTGGACAGGTTTAGGAGCATAAAGTCGGCGTGGTTTAAGAGTATTTCTTCGTGATTCGCATCGGGTTGGAGAAGTTCGCTGGCTATGACAGCTGAGCGCGTCGATTTCTTCTTCGTCGCTAATGTCATAAATGACTCCAGGTTGAACGCGGGCTCGTTTAGGGCTAGGTACGTACCCTCCTTCATCACGTATTGAAAGGCTTTCAGTACTCCCCCCGTGAATCTCCCCATTATGTTCGGGTGCTTCGGAGGGTCGACTAATTGATCGAATAGTTTTGGATCGCGTGAGCGATGCTGCGTGTTTAAGCATATTGCTGCGTGTAGATGATAATGACCGTCTTTATGTTTTTCTTGACTTACGACACCTTTTTCTAAATTCCCGTGGAAGTATGCTTCGACTTTATCTCTAAATAAAGGCAAGCTGTAATCACACTGGGGGAAAGTCAGAAAAATAGTCTTGGAGCAGAATTGAAATTTGGAAGCGGGGTTCTGATCAGAACCTGAAGACATTTTCACATATAAAAAATAATAAAATATTTTGACAAAAATATTTAATTATTTTTAAATAAAAAAATAATAAAAAATAAAAACAAATCCCACATAACTTATAATATACAATCCCTTATACAAAAAACACTCTAAATTATTTGATTGGTTCTCCACAAATTTCAGACACAGCGACAACTCCGATTGGAGGCAAGCATCTTGACTCCGATTGGTTGTCTGACATTAGTGTTTTTCCCGCCAAAATTCAAATTAAATTTCCCGCCTAAATTCAAATTTTCTTTGGCGCGCTTTTTCAAATTTCCCGCCAAAATAAGAACTCCCTTTAGCGAGTTCTGATATAGCATCATATAGCCCCCCGGTGACGGGGGGTTGGGGGGCCATGGGGCGCGGGGGCGATAGCCCCGCATTAGGGGGCCGGAGGCCGGGGGCGTAGGGGGGGCTTGCCCCCCCACATTAGGGTTACCAATCCTAATGGGGGCGCGGGGGGCTTGCCCCCGCATTAGGGGGCCGGAGGCCGGGGGCGTAGGGGGGGCTTGCCCCCCCACATTAGGGTTACGGGACACACACTCACCAAGGGGAAACAAACTTAGGGGAGCAAAAAAATTTTATTCAGTTCTTGTTTAATTGTCGTCATAGCGAAGGCGCCACCCAATATTTGCGGCCATATGGACGTCTGAACCCGATTTGATCAAGACCAGATATATTGCGCCAGTAGAGATGTGCGTGATGTCACACGGGTTGTCGGTTCCTTTGAAAATAACTCCGAGTTCTTTAAGCTTGACAAATTCGTTAATAACCCAGGAATATTCTTCGCTATTTCCAGTCACGACACCTGTTTGATTGACTGTGTTGAACTGGAACGACGGAACTGCCCATTCTTTATCTCGAAGAATAGCAAACCGAGATCGTTCGTTGAGATTTATCTCAGACTCGGACGATGTGCTCGCGTTACCAACCTGATCGTGGGACCGCAGGAGATCACCTAAAATGGGCAATGCGCCTGTAGGTTGGCGATCATAAACAAGCATCATTCGCACTTTTCCAGGTGCTGAATCGTATGAATCGCCTGATCCGGGGTTGTCGGCTCTGGGGCGGATGTAACCCCGAAGGTGGATGTTGCGCATGGCTACTTTTGCACCTTCCCGCTGATAGAATCCACTTCCTTGCTGAATTCCATTGACCAGGTAAATCATGTTGTTTGAAGTGCCATCGGCGGTGTTGAACTGGAAAGTGGTCTTCACGAAGTCAACTCCTTTAATTTCGTGGGTGAATTTTGT